GAAATAGGAAAACCTTTAAAGTTAATGTTATTTCAGAAAGCAAAGCACCAGGCTGTATTTGGTTTTGTTCATAAAGAAACCAGAGAAAGACAATTTCAAGAAGTATTAGATATCAGAGGGCGGAAGAACGGAAAGACAACAGAACTTGCTGCAGATGCTTTATATTTGGATATTGCAGATGGCGAAGGCGCTCCTGAGATATATTTTATTGCCACTAAGCTTGATCAGGCCAAAAAAGGATTTAGAGAAGCCCACAAAATGATTAAACAGAGCCCCTTGCTTAGAAAACATATTAGGAAAAGAGCTGCAGATTTATATTCAGATTTTAATTTTGGAATGATTAAAGCACTTGCTAGTAACAGTAACAGCCTTGATGGCCTTAACAGTCATGCAGTAATAATTGATGAGTTAGCGGCTATTAAAAATAGAGATATTTACGATTTAATGAAACAGTCTTTTTCAAGTAGGAACCAACCACTTTTAAACTGTATAACTACTAATGGGTTTGTAAGAGATAGCATATTCGACTCCCAGTATGATTATGCAAAGGGAGTTCTCGATAAAAAGATTAAAGATGAAAGATTTTTACCTTTTATTTATGAATTAGATGATAAAGACGAATGGACCAATGAAAAGATGTGGGTTAAAGCTAACCCCGGCTTAGGAAACATTAAGAAAATAGACTTTCTAAGGTCTAATGTTGAAAAAGCAAAAGAGGACCCGCCTTTTAAGGCTACAGTAATGGTCAAAGATTTTAACATGAAAGAGAATGCAGCTAATACCTGGCTATCATGGAAAGACTTGAATAATGAAGAGAAATTTAATTTTGATGAAATGGGCTTTAGATATGGGATAGGCGGTTTTGATGCTGCAGATGCTATTGACTTAAATAGTGCTAAAGCGTTATGTATGCGGCCGGGTGATCCTAAAATGTATGTTAAATCTATGTACTGGATGCCCGAAGAAAAACTTAGACAAATGACTGCAGACGGGAACAGAAGAGAAAGGGATAATGTTCCTTATACTTTATGGGAAAAACAAGGATTTTTGCGTACTCACCCCGGTAACAAAGTCGATAAAATAGTATTTTTAGAATGGTTTAAGGAATTAAGAGAAGAACATGACTTGTGGGTTTATAAGATTGGTTATGACCCCTGGCACATTGATGATAGCTTATTGAGGTCATTTGAAGCAGAGTTCGGAGCAGAGACTATGGTTAAGATTAGACAAGGAAAGAAGAGTTTAAGCAATCCAATGAAGAACATGAAGGCTGACTTACAATCAAATAAGATTATTTATAATAATAATCCAATTGACAAATGGTGTCTATCTAATACGGAAGTTAAGTCCGACATTAACGGCAATATACAGCCAGTTAAAGGGCTTGATAACAGAAAGCGTATTGATGGCACTATTTCTTTATTGTGTAGTTACAAAGTGCTTCAAGACAACAGAGATGAATATGAGAATATGATTTAAGGAGGTGATTATTTGGGGCTATTTAGCAAAATATTTGGAAGCGGCAATGACAACAAAAACACCAATCAATCATTTAAGTTAATAAGCTCATCAGATAATTATTTTACTCCATGGTCTGGCGATGTCTGGCAAAACGATATAGTAAGGGCTTGTATAAGGCCAAAATCAGATGCAATAGGAAAACTTAATCCAAAACACATTGAGGGAAGTGGCGAAAATATAAAAGTTAATGACAGGCCAAAGATAAGAGAAGTTTTGCAGAATCCTAATCCTTATATGAGCATGCAGGATTTTCTCTCTAAAATGGTTATTCAAAGAGAGTTAAATCATAATGCTTTTGCTTATGTAGATAGAGACGATCAACAAAGAGTTGAGGCATTATATCCGATCCCAGCAAGCCAGGTCCAATTAGTTGAACATCAAAATGAAATGTATTTAAAGCTATGGTTTCAAATTGGAAAGTATGTAGTTGTGCCTTATGAAGATGTTATTCATTTAAGAAAAGATTTTAATGAGAATGACATTTTTGGAGATGGCCATTATCAAGCTTTGCAAAATTTAATGGATGTAATAACTAATACAGATAACTCAGTCATAAATGCAATTAAAAATGGAGCAGTTATTCGCTGGCTATTAAAGTTCAAATCAAAGATTAGGCCAGAAGATAAAAAAGTCGAGCTTGAAGAGTTTGTTAACAACTATTTATCTGTTGAAAATGAAGTTGGTGCTGCAGCCACAGATCCTTCTTATGATGCAGAACAAGTTGAGCCAAATGACTATGTTCCTAACGCAGCTCAAATGGACCGTTCGATTAAGCGGCTATATGCTTATTTTGGTGTAAATGAAAACATTGTAATGAATAACTACGATGAAGATGAATGGAATTCCTTTTATGAATCTGAAATTGAACCAATAGCAATTCAGTTGTCTAATGCTTTCACAAAAATATTTTTTACTAGACGGGAAAGAGGTTACGGGAACGAGATTATTTTTGAAGCTTCCAATTTACAGTATGCTTCGATGAAAACAAAACTTAACTTACTAAATATGGTTGACCGCGGAGCATTAACTCCGAATGAATGGAGGCGTGTTATGAACTTAGGGCCAATCAAAGGCGGAGACGAACCAGTTAGACGATTAGATACAGCACCAGTAGAAGGGGGTGAATTTGTAGATGACGATACCGAAGAAGATGAAGGAGAAACTTAAACAAAATAGAGATTATCGCAATTTTGCTAGTTTTGAAATCAGAGCTGATGAAGAAAATGAAGAATTGTTTGTTGAAGGGAAAGCCTGCTCTTTTGACGATCCGACAGTTCTCTATTCCTTTAATGGTATTGATTACAAAGAGCAAATTGACTCCAGAGCTTTTGAAGATGCCGAAATGGAAGATGTAATCTTTAATTATAACCATGGCGGCAAAGTAGTTGCTAGAACTCGCAATGATACTTTGGAACTCAATGTCAAAGAAGATGGGCTTTATGTCAAAGCTAAATTAGATGGCACCGAAGAAGGCAGAAAACTTTATGAAGAAATAAAAGGCGGATATATTGATAAGATGTCTTTTGCTTTTTCTGTTCAAGAAGATAGTTATGATACCGATGAACATCTGAGGACAGTCAGAAAAGTTAAAAGGCTTTATGATGTATCAGCTGTTGACATTCCGGCCTATGATTCAACATCAGTTGCGGCTAGATCATTCGAAAAGCTTGAAAAAGAAAAAGAAAAGTTGAAAAGGAAAAAAAGAAAAGTTAAGTTACTAACAAAAATTTAAGGAGATGATTAAATAATGGATAGATTAAAAGAAATTGAAAAAAGATTAGCAGAGATTAGGGAAAAGTTAACTGCTGAAGATGAAAATGTTGATATTGATGCTTTAGAAAAAGAAGTGAGAGAGCTTCAGGATGAAAAAGCGGACTTAATTGAGAAAGAAAAGCGCCAAAAAATAGCAAAAAAAATTAAAGATGGTGAAATTGAAGGCAGATTTATTGCAGAAGGCAAAGAAGAGCCTCCAGAAGTTGATAAAGCTGAAAAAAGAGGCAAGGACTTAATGGAAAAAAGATCTGTTACAGTCAGCACTTCTAATGTTCTATTGCCAGAACATAAAGCTACCGATATTAAGCCGACTTTTAATGAAGTTTCAAGCTTAATTGATAGAGTTAACATTAAGCCTTTAATGGGCGGAGAAAGCTATGAACAGCCTTATCTAGTTGGTTATGGCGAAGGCGGATACACTGATGAAGAAGGATTGCCTACTGATGCTGAGCCTTCTTTTAATTATGCTACAATTAATAAAACTAAAATTACAGCTTATGCTGAAGATACAGAAGAACTTCAAAAGTTACCTGCAGCTGATTATGATGCAGAAGTAATGAAAGGAATTTCTACTGCGACTAGAAAGAAAATTACTAAAGAAATTCTTATTGGTAATGGAACTACTGGTCATTTTGTAGGAATTTTTGATGATGGAGCAACTGCTATTGATGGAGCAACTGATAAATCGATGGCTTCTATCGACGAAAATACTCTTGATGAAATTATTTATAGCTTTGGTGGAGATGAAGATGTAGAAGATCAAGCTGTATTAATTTTAAATAAATTAGATTTAAAAGAATTTGCTACATTAAGACATACTGATGGTACAAAAGTTTACGATGTAGTTCATAATGGCAATACTGGAACAATTGATGGAGTTCCATATGTTATTAATAGCGCTTGTAATGCTATTTCCGATGGTGCTGTAACAGCTGGACAGTATTCCATGGCTTATGGTCCATTAAGTAATTACACAATGGCTATTTTCTCTGAAATGGAAGTTAAGCGTTCCACAGATTATAAATTTAAAGAAGGTATGATTGCTCATAGAGGAGTAGTATTTTCTGGCGGTAATGTTACAGCTAAAAATGGTTTCTTAAGAGTCAAAAAAGGATAAATAATTAAAAATAATTAAAGGGCTGGCAAATGTCAGTCCTTTTTTAAGGGAGTGATAAATAAATGAGTTATGTAGCATTGAATCATAAACTTGATAGAAAAGTTAAAAATGATGCCGGAACTAGCGAAAAACTAAAAGCTATTGCTGAATTAGATTTAGGATTAGTAGAAACTCAAGACATTGCAGGAGTTTTAGGAACCACTGCATTAACTGCTGAAACTCAAACAATTACAGAAAACATCACCGATCCTGATATTCCCAGAAACTTAAAAGTAAAAGCAAATGCAGCAACTGTTGTTGGCAACATTGTAGTTAATGGAACAGACATTGATGATAACGCAATAAGCGAAACATTTGTTCTTAATGGAGATGTAGAAGTGCAAGGCAATAAAGCTTTCAAAACTGTCATAAGTATTGAGTTGCCGGTTGAAACAAATGCTGGAACTGATGAGGTCCAGGTGGGAGTAGCCAACAAATTAGGATTACCTTATAAGCTTGAAAGAAACACCGTATTAAAAGCTTATAGAGATAATGTTTTAGAAGCTACCGCTCCAACTGTTGCTGTCGATTCTGCCAACATTGAAAACAATACAGTGCTATTAGATAGCGCAATGAACGGCACTGATGTAAATGTGTATCTAATAGTATAGGGGGCGATTAAATGGCTCTCTTGGATGATGTAAAGACTTCATTAAGAATTACAGCCAATGATTATGATGCAGAAATAACCGGAGTAATCGAAGCAGCCAAAAGCGATTTAGACACTAAAGGTTTATTAAAAATAGAAGAGACAGATGATTTAACTGTTTATGCAATTACTTTATACTGCAAAGGAAACTTTGGCTATGACAACCCAGAAGCTGAAAGATTTTTAGAAGTTTATGAGTCAATTGCAAATAAATTATCTCAACTCAGAGAATATAACAGTTACAAAATTACTATCAATGCTTCTGAACAATGTACTGTTGTTTTTGATGGAGAAGAAAAAGAAACTGCCAGCTCTGGGACAGTTATTTTTTATAGCAGGCCAAAAAATCAAGTAGAATATAAAATTGCTGATGGCGAAGCTCAATATATTGATATCACTGGCGACATAACGATAAGTGGGTGATTGAATGAGATATAACAAAATTATTCATCTTATTTCAACTACAATTACTCAAGACGAGTGGGGAAATGAGATTGAAACTCGAACCGAAAGAAAAGTCTTTGCAAATGAAAATTCTATTGGATCATCTGAATATTATAATGCAGCTAGCCAGGGATTAAGACCAGAAGTTAAATTTGAAATTCGCTCAGTTGAATATGATGGCGAGAAAGAAATTAAATTTGATGGAACAATTTATAATATTATCCGCAGCCAAAAGATGGGCGCAAGAACTATTCTCACTTGCGAGAGGGTGAATGGCGATGTCTAAAACAGTTAGCATTGACCAGCTCGCAGATGAAATAGTTAACTCAGTCCAGGATTATACTGAACCTGTTAAAGATGCAATTGAAAAAGAAACTCGTTCAACTGCTCGTAAAATGAAAAGAGAAATTAAAAGTAATTCTCCTAAAGAAACGGGTGAATATGCTAACGGCTGGAGCTATTCTACAAGCAAAAAGTACGGGAAAATTGTTATTACAGTATATAACAAAGATAAACCGCAGCTAACTCATTTACTTGAGAATGGACATGCAATTGATGGTGGAACTGGTAGAGTCGAAGGAATACCGCATATCGGACCGGCTGAGAAGAAATATATTGCTGAGTACCAAAGAAATATTAACAAAATACTAGAGAATGGAGGTTGATTGAATGATTTATCAAGAATTACTGGCTGAACTCAAAACTTTATACCCAACAGCTTATCGAAAGTTTAAAGAACCTCAATCTCCTCCATTTATTCTAATTGTTTATCGGTATAACAATGATTTTATGGCGGATAATATTAATTATGTTGGAGTTGAATATTTTAATGTTGAACTATATACAAAAAAGTGGAATCCGCCAGTTGAAAAAGAAATCGAAAATTTATTTAAAAGTTTAGGGATTGCTTATCAGAAATCACAAGAATTTTTAGACGATGAAGATTTGTATCAGACAGTTTATGAAATATCAATAATATAAAGGAGTGAAATTTATGTCAAATAAAGGTACATGGGGATTAAGAAATCTCCACATAGCTTTTAAAGGAGAAGCGCAGGCTGAAAAAATTGAAGTTACTGCAGCACCTTCGACAGACGGAGAAATAGAAATTCAAGTTACAGCAGGAACTTTGCTTGGAGCAGATTCTCCTCATTCTGTAGTAGTTCCGTTAGCAAGCGAAACTCATACTACAGTGAGCAAAGTTGCATCTGCAATTGTCAATGTTTTAAACAATGATGATATCATTAGTCCGGTTTTTGATGCTAGAAACGATAAAGGTGTTATATACCTTAAAACTAAAGTAGTGCAAGAAAATGATTCTACTTTAGAAATTGCATTCACTGACACTGGAACAACTGGAGCTACAATGGGTAGTTCTGCAGCTGTCACTGCTGGAACAACTGGATACGGTGAAGTAAAACAAATTCCAGGAGTTATTAACTTTGCTGCAGATCCAGAAGGTGACACAGCTGAATTGTTCGGAGATGATACTAAGCAACTTGAAGAAGAAACTAATAACGGATATACAGGCTCTATTGAAGCTGGCTTTATCCCTAGAGAGATTCAAGCTGAAATGCTCGGGAAAACAGTCTTTTCAAATGGAATGATTGTCGAGTCTGCAGATGATGAGCCAAAAGAATTTGCTTTAATGGCTCAAATAAATGGAAATGAAGAAGACATGAGATTTGTTTTTTGGAGAACTAAAGCTTCTAGACCTTCAAAAGATAACAACACTAATGAGGACTCAGTTACATTTGATACAGAAACCCTTAACTTAACAATGTTTGTAGAAGAAACAGCGCGTAGAGTTATGGGAGAAATATTCGAAAATGATTCTGGGTATGTTAACTTCTTTGATTCCGTTCCTTCAACTACTGATGTGTAGGTGATAATTAATGCTGCAAGAAAAGATTAATATATGGGATCACACTTTGGGACTGAGGTTTTCCGCCTTAGTCCCAAAACTTTACAGAGATAATTTTGATAAAAACTTTTTAGAAGAAGTAGGGAAAGCGGTCGCCAAAGTTGGCGGCATTCAAGAAAAATATAAAAATTATGAAACTGGAGATTTTAGAGAAATTAAAAAAGAGCAGGATGAAATCAAAAAAATATCTGATGAGCTGCTAGAATTTGTTTATTGTCTCAACAAAGCAGATAATGACATTTTTAAATTTCCTACTTATGATGAGTGGCTTAATCAATTTGATAAACCGAACTTACTTAATCTCAACTGGCTTGTGGATCTAGTTATAAGATTAGAAGAAAATTTCAGTGGTAAAGAATTTGAAGATAATAAAAACGAAAAAAAGAGTAAAAAAAAACTGAAAGAAACATAGATAGATTAGGTTTATATATATTATCTATTGCTAAAAGATTGAATTATTCTATCGATGAATTAAATTATATACATTTATTAGATTTTTTAAGATTACAAAGAATTTATTTTGGCGAAGATATTGAAGAAGAAAAGAAAATATCTGAACCCCAAGGAACTCCGCAAAGTTTTCAAAATCATTTCGGGAGGTGATTAAGTGGCTCAGAAAAAAGGTATAACTGTAGAAATTGGAGCATCGACAAAAGGCCTTGACAAGGCTCTTAAAGATATTCGTTCTCAATCAAGAAAAATAGGAAGAGAATTATACCAGGTTAATCGAGCATTAAAATTCAATCCAGACTCAGTTGAACTCTGGGCTCAAAAACAGGATATTCTTACAGAAAGAGTTGAGCAAACTAAAGAAAAACTTGATGTATTAAAACAAGCTGAAAAAGACATGCAGAAACAATATAAGTCTGGAGATGTTGGAGAAAAGGAATACCGGGAATATCGCAGAGAGCTGATTAAAACTGAAGATCAGCTTGAAAGTTTTACAGATGAACTCGAGAAAACCCAAAGAAAAGCGAATGAATTTAGCAGAAAGATGCAAAAAGCTGCGGACGGCATGGAAAAGTTCGGGAATAGAATGAAAGGAATCGGTGATAACCTTAATACTCATGTCACTTTACCTATTACAGCTGCCTTTTTTGCGCTTACAGAAGGAACAAGAGATTTTAGAAAAGAAGTTTCGACTCTTGAAAATAACGCTCGAACTGCAAATGTAAGTATTGATGAAATGCACGGATATATGTCAGATCTTAACGCCGTTACTGGCGAATTAGATTCTAACGTTGAGGGATTATCCAGTTTGTTAGCTGCAGGTTTCAGAGATGAACAATTATCAAGTGTTATTGATGATATAGCTGGTGCTGTTATACAGTTCCCAGACACATTGAAGTTTGAAAATTTATCTGAATCAATCCAGGAAACTATTGGATCGGGACAGTCAGTTGGTCAATTTGATGAAATGCTGTCAAGATTAGGTATTAATTTAGATGATTTTAATGAAGGGCTGCAGACTGCAAAAGAAAACAGCAAAGCAACTGATTATGTAATGCAGACTCTTGCCAATACCGGACTATCAGATGTATATGAGCAGTATAAAGATAATAATGAAGCACTTGTAGAAAGTGCAGAAGCTAATTATGATTTAGAGCAATCTTTAGCTGAATTAGGTGCAGAACTAGAACCAATAATGACTCAAATAAAGGAAAATGTCA